TCGGTGAAGACGGTCGTAGCCTCCTGGAACGCATGGAGGATGAAATTGGCCCTCTGGAAGGCGGCGATGAGGGTGCGCTTGTAGGTTGTGAGGTCGGCGGATAAGCATTGACACATATGATGAACAACAGTCAGCGGAATGGTTTGCATGGTCAGATCGAAGAGGCTGTCGATCAGCGTCAGCCCTGGGAGCTGCGCCAGTCTCGCTGGTACGAGCTGCGGCATCACGGCCTGCGACGCCAGAACAAGCCGTGGCTCAAGGCAGCCGACATGCACTGGCCGCTCATCGATACCCAGATCGAGAAGCTCAAGCCGCTCTTCCTGCAGCAGGCACTCGGCATGGATGTGGTGGCCAGCTTTGTGCCGATGCGTCAGCAGCTCAACGCCTACACCAAGGTCGCCGAGGACTGGTTCAACTATAAGATCCGCGAGAAAACCAACTTCCAGGAGGAGATCCTGTCCTGGGTCGACTATACCCTCATGTCGGGTCGGGCGGTCATCAAATGCTTCTGGAACCCGGGCGACAAGAAGGTCGGATTCGACGCCATCGATCCTCTCTACTTCCTGGTTCCTGCCTACACCGTTGATCTTCAGGACGCAGACTGGGCCGTGCAGGTCATGCCCATGAGCGTGGCCGCCTACAAACGCATGGCGCGTCAGATGGGCTGGAAATCCGACAAGGCCACCATCGACAAGATCCGAGGCAACCCGCAGGAGGACAACATCCCGGGCACCAACGTCGAGTCCGACGTGAAGAACCTCCGGGAAGGCATCACCTACACCAACACCCCGGACATGATCATCGTCTGGGAGGTCTACCGTAAGACAGAGGCCGGCAAGTGGGAGATCTACACTTATTCCCCTGCAGACAAGTCAATCGACCTGCGTGAGCCTATGGAACTTCCCTACGACCATGGGCAGCTTCCCTTCATCGACTTTCCCTACGAGATCAAGGACAAGGGTTGGTTCTCGCCCCGCGGCATCTGCGAGATCCTCGCTCCGTTCGAGCTGTCGATGACCTCCATGTGGAATCACAAGCATGATGCCATGACGCTCTACAACCGGCCGCTGTTCCGCGCCGAGCGTGAGCTGCCAAACAGCATCAACCTGCGTTTTCAGCCCGGCCAGATCCTCCCCTACGGTGTAGCGCCGGTCACTATGCCCCAGCCGCCCATCTCGTTCGATGTCGAGATAAACAACACGCGGGCCATCGCCGAGCAACGCATCGGGACTCCGGACTACGGCATCAACTCGATGATCGAGGGCCAGAGCAATCGGCGCACCGCCACCGAGATCAAGTCGATCAATGCTCAGGCCATGCAGTCTGGCGATCTGCGTGCCCGGCTCTTCCGCATGTCGCTCGGGAAGCTCTATCGTCAGGCATGGAGCCTCTACATCCAGTACGACAAGCAGAGCCTCCAGTACCGTTTCGCCGAGGACTCGCTTTCGGCCGATCCTGTGGCCCTCCATGATCAATATGAACTCGAGCCCAAGGGAGGCATGGACATGGTCAGTCGTCAGGCCATGGTCAATCAGGCGATCGCACGCAAGCAGCTCTTCGCGCAGAGCCCATGGGTGGATCAGGTCGAACTGGATAAATCGATCATGGAGCTGGACGACCCGACTCTGGTAAAGCGGCTCCTGCGGGACCCCGGACAGAAGGCTCAGGACGAACTCGAGGACGAGGCCAAGCTCATCCCGACGCTGCTCGTTGGCATCCCGGTGCCGGCCAAGCCAGGACAGAACTTCGCAGGCCGCATCGGCGTCATCATGCAGTACCTGCAGGGCGCCCAGCAGCAGGGCCAGCAGTTCCCGCCGCCGGCCATGAACGCCATCATGCAGCGGCTCGATTCGCTGCTGCAGGGCTACGAGCAGGTGGCCACCAACGAGGCTCGTAAACTCCGCAAGGACATCCAGACCTACTTCGAGTCCACCGGCATGCTTCCAAACCAGAAGCAGGCTCAGCAGATCCAGGCGCCTCAGCCTGCACCGCCTACGGCCCAACCCGTCGTTGAGCAGCCTGCCCTACCCGTATGATGTGCTCAAAATGCCGGTATTTCGTCCAAAACACATGCAGAAGGTATCCCCCGAGCGGGAGACCAAGCTCATGGCCTACCGTCCTGCCAACAGAATGGTGCGGCGAGTACACCGCGATACTCTCGGTGAATGCGAGTACTGCGGAGACGAATACGAAATCTCCAGTCTCCGTTTCGATAGAGCCGGTTTCCGCTACTGCCAAGAGTGTGCAGGAAAAGCTCAATAGGCTTAAGAAAGAAAAGGCAGCTATTCTTTAATATGCCAGAATACCAAGGAAAGAAAGTCACTCTCAACAAGCCGTTCTACACGCCCGGCGAGAAGAAGAAGAGTGCTGTCTATGTACGCAGCCCAAAAGGCACCGTGATCAAGGTGCGGTTTGGTGATCCCAACATGGAGATCAAACGCGATAATCCTGAACGCCGTAAGAACTTCAGAGCCAGGCACAACTGCGATAACGCAACAGACAAGACAACGCCTCGGCACTGGAGCTGCAAAGCCTGGTAAATCACATGATCCGTTTCATTTCAAAGATCAAGGCGGCATGGACATTCAGCCGGCATCAGTGCTGGGTTGACCCGCTTCCTTGGGAAAAGACAGACGCAATCGCATTGGCGTCATTCTTCAAATCGGAGACCGGCAAGAAGTTCAGGGACGCATTGCTCAATACCGTTCTCATGCAGAATGCGTCGGCGCTGGTCGACAAAAACCATTTGCAATACTCAGCAGGCTTTGCCATGGGTCAGGCCAGCTTGGTCAAGGTCATCGAGATGATGGCCGATGAATCAGCTATCTCGGATTCTGACAATGATACCGGTCAGGATACGATCACTTAGGGTATCACAAATACGGTAGCCAGAGCGTGCAGTCTGGCTAACGAGTTACATAGCACATGAGTGAAGCATTAACCGCTGATGGAGTGCTCTCGATGGCGAGGGACTTCGATGCCGGTGTCGATATTGACAATCGGGAAACCCCTGAGCCTCAAACCGAGGCGCAGAGCCCCGATGCGAGTTCTCCTGTGGAGGATTCCGCCAGCACCGAGTCCAGCAATACCGAGGAAACCCCAGAGGCAAGTTCCTTGAAAGAGACCGAAGCTCCGAAACAGGAGCCCAAGTCCGAACCGCAGAAGAAGGAGTCCAAGTTCGCCAAGGAGGAGGCTCGCAAGGCCAAGACCTGGTCGGAAATCAACGCCGAGAAGGAGGTCATCAAAGCCCAGAAGGAGGCGTTGGCCCGCGAACGTGAGGAATGGCAGAAGTCCCGGCAGACCGCCGAGACCAGCCAGACCAACCAGTTCCGGGACGATAAGGGGTTCACAGCCCAGGACTATGAGCAGGCCGCAAAGGAGTTCGATGCAGATGGGGATCGCGAACTCGCCCAGGCCGCCAGAGCCAAGGCAGACGCTGCTCGAAAGGCAGCCGGTGAACACCAAGTCAAACTCCAGCAGCAACAGTTCCAGAAGTCTTGGGAGGATTCATATGCCCGCCTGAGTGAAAAGGAACCGTGGCTGAAGGATCAGAACTCCGAGCAGTACAAGAAGGTCGTTGGCCTTCTGAACAACTACAAGGTGTTGACCACCATCCCTGATGGGCTGACTCACGCCGTGGAGCTTGTGAAGCTGCATGACACTGCGACTCGGGCTCAGGCCATTGAATCGGAGAACAAGGCGCTCAAGGAGCAGTTAGATAAGCTCCAGAAGAAAACAGCCATAGGTAAGAGTGTGCCGGCCGGACCGCTCAAGGCAGAGGAAAGTGACTTTGCCAAACTCTCGCTCAAGGAGCAGCGGGAACGTCTGATGAAGGCGTCGCGGGAATTCGACCGCTCACTAGACTGAGGCACCATACCGTAACTTGTTATGCCAGTAACTACTTCAACCACGCTCACCAACCAGTTCCAGAACTACTTCAGCAAAGAGCTGCTCTCGATCGTCCAGCAGGAGACGATCCTCGATCAGTTCGCGATGAAGGCGCCGATCCCCAAGAACAACGGCAACAAGGCCATCTCCATGTTCCGTTTCGGGTCGCCCAGCATCTCGGGCGTCCAGACCATCTCGTCTGAGGGCACCGCGATCAGCTCTGCGAACTACCGCGCTCTGGCGCTCAACAAGCTCGACAAGTCCCTCGCCCAGTACGGCCAGGTCATCGGGCTCACCGACATCCTCCGTGCTACGGACCTGTTCAACTCCCTCCAGCAGGCCACCAAGACCTCCGGTCTGGACATGGCTCTTTGGGTTGACTCGGTCATCCGTAATACCCTGGTCGGCTCCAACCTTACCGCCAGCGGTTCCTCCATCGGTTCTGGTCCTGAAGCTGGAACTGTGGCTGTCCCTGGTCCGTTTGATAACGCTGATCGTTGCAACGACAACACCGCTGCTGGAGGCATCAATGTCTATGGCAACCCTGCCACGCTCACCACGCAGACCTTCTCTGCGTTGAACAGCGCGACGGCCGCTGCTGACGCCACGATGACTGCTTCGGCTGTCCTCGACTCCATGACCCGGCTGAAGCGCAACCGCGCTCCGCTGATCAATGGTGGCTACGTCCTCGCCACCGATCCTCGTGTGGCCCGCGACCTGATGCGCGACAGCGACTGGCTCAATGCCTCGAACTACGGCAACAAGGGTCAACCCTTCTACAAGGGCGAGGTTGGCTCCATCTACGGCTGCCGCGTCGTCACCCAGACCAACTCGTTCGTCAGCACCGGCTCTGCCACTGCTGGCGATCAATTTGTCTACCAGGCCAGCGCTGCTGGTGGTGGTCTCGCCGTCAGCAAAGACATCATCGCGTCGTTCTTCTTCGGTAATGAGGCGTTCGGTATTCCTCACCTCACCGGTGATGACCCGCTCTCCCCGAAGATCGTGATCACCGATACCCCGGACAAGTCTGACCCGCTGAACCAGCTCGTCACCGTCGGCGTGAAGATCTACTTCGCCACGCTGCGTCTGGCCGCCGGTAACACTGGTTCGACCGGTAATCCCGTCTGGTATCTCGTCCACCGCACGAAGACCTCGACCACGCTGTAATCACATGAAGAAGACAGCCACCATCATGGTGATCGCTGTCGGCCCTGGGGGGCATCGCCGACAAGGTGGTGCCCCCCTTTCTCATTCCGCTTGCGGACATGATATGGCCGATGAGAATCCGCCCATGATTTCTATTCCTGTTGAGGCGCTCGCCACTGATTCCGAGAATGGCGAAAATGTGACCCCCGAGGTTGGTGATGAAGTCACCCTGAGCGAGGTCAAAGGCGTCCTCAAAAAACTCGACAACGGAGAAGCCTACGTCGAGATCAAGAGCGTCAATGGCATGCCCGCCGAGTACGAGGAGAAAGGCGAGAAGTACGACATGGAGGAAGGTCAGTCCATGGACGAGAAGAGCATGCGGAAGATGGTTGAAGATTACGATTCGGAGAACGAGTAATGCCCATCTACTCCTTCGAGCACAATGGCCGGACCATCGAACAGATCGTTCCGATGGGAACCGATTCCATCTCTCTGGAAGGCAAGACTTGGCGGCGGTCCTGCATCAACAGGATCGCCCCAATCGGCTTCGCCAGGCAGTCGGAACTCAAGGACGAGGTTAAACGCGGCTTCTACAACATGGAGCAGCGCCAAGGCAGTCGTTTCGAGAGCACCTTCACGAAGAACCAAATAAGAAAGATCTGGGAAATATGAGTTCAATCAATGCCGATCTGGCCGTCGAGTTGAGCATGGGAAGCGCAGGCTTCTCGCTTGTCACGGCAACCACGCTTCAGACTGGCCCATACAGCCGGCTTCAGGTCGTCACCAACGCTGTCTTCACTTCCATTTCCGGAAACGGAATAGGTGGAACCTGGTCAGCGACGACGATTCCTGCAGGAACCGAGATTGTCGGGCCAATCACCAGCTTCCAGCTTACGTCCGGTGCGGTGATTGCCTACAACGGTATCATCAACTCGTAAAAACATGGCAGACACGAAGATCACTGATCTTGGACTGATTTCATCAGTTGATCAGGCCAACGATCCAATCCCATTGGTGGATGTCTCGGATCGCTCGATGTCTTCGTCTGGGACGACCAAGAAGGCTACGGTTAACAAGATCCTTGATTCACTGGCCGGCTCAACCGTTGCACAGGGCGATATAATCTATCGTGCAGGAACAAATTGGAGCCGTCTTCCAGCAGGGACATCTGGTCAGTTCCTTCAGACAAATGGAGCCGGATCAAACCCATCATGGGAGACCGTCTCTGGAGGCGCAGGAACCGGAGATGTTGTTGGTCCGGCGTCATCTGTTGATGAAACTCTGGTTCGTTTCAATGGGACTACCGGAAAGCTGATTCAAGGATCAGTCATCACGGTGTCAGACACCGGCACCATCTCTTCTGTCGACGCAATCTCGTTCGATACGACTCCTACCGCTGGTCAAGCCGGCGGCAAGATGGTCTGGGATCCAACTGAAGGAACTGTCGCGCTTGGATTCGATACATCTGTCATCTGTGAACTGGGTGCAGGATTGTATGCTAGGATTTACAACAATACTGGTGCATCACTCACCAAAGGCACCGCTGTCTATGTCAATGGTTCCAGTGGAACACGCCTGACTGTTGACAAGGCAATAGGCACTACAGATGCGACTTCTGCCAATACGATTGGCCTTGTTGCTGAAAACATTGACATAGGAAATGAGGGTTTTGTTAAGGTAAAAGGTGTTCTTACTGCTGTGAATACCATCTCCTTCAATGAAGGGGATATCCTGTATGTTTCCACTTCGACTGCAGGGAATCTGACAAACGTCAAACCTGTTGGCCCACTTCACTCAGTCAAAGTTGGATACTGCGTAAAAAAGTCCGCTGGAGCAGGAATCATCTATGTTGATGTTCAGAACGGTTTTGAGCTGAATGAACTCCATGATGTAGACATTACAGGATACACTCGTGGAGACATTTTGTATCGAGGAGCTACAGCTTGGAATCGCTTGCCCGCTGGAACTTCTGGATATGCTCTTAAGACAAATGGTGGTGGATCAGATCCATCTTGGGGACAAATAAATTTATCTTCAGGTGTTACCGGGGATCTTCCGTTCGCGAATCTGACCCAGGCAACGGCTGCATCTGTCCTGCTGGGTCGCGGTTCTGCTTCTGGTGCAGGCGACTTCCAGGAGATCACGTTGGGGTCAGGTCTCTCGATGTCCGGGACGACGCTCAGTGCTTCTGGGGGTGGCGGCGGAGCTCCGACGACTGCTGAGTATCTGGTGAAGTCCGCAGATGCCACATTGACTGCAGAGCGTGTGGTGGGCGACTCGACGAGCATCACCGCCAACTGGGCAACATCTGGCCAAGTATCGTTCGAGCGGGCTGCACTCACCGGAGATGTCACGGCTTCAGCGAACAGCAACACGACTGCGATCGGAGCCAATAAGGTCCTGTAC